TTCGCGTCCATGATGATCTCGAAAAAAGAACATGACAACGCGAGGGTGCGGGTCTTGCGGAGGCTGGCACTGATCGCGAGTGGCGGCTGCTTTATGGCGATGGGCTTTTACGTTGGGTTCGGGATTTACTGGGGCGGCGTTCTGCTTGCGTTCGCGACGGTGGCGTGCCTCGGCTATGCGCTGGGCGGCAGCGAGGAAGACGGCGATGCGATATAACGAGGTGCCGGAGGCGTGCAGACCGAAGAAGCCGGAGATCGTCCGGCAGCCGGAATACACCGGGAAGAAATACTTTCGCGTGCAATACGCAGGGCAGACCGTGGATGTGCGGTGCGCGGATGAGACGGCGGCGCTGTTTCTCGCGGCGAAGCAGTGGGGATTCAAGTGGACGCGGCCGGAATACCACCAGACGGCGAAGGTCACGCCGCTGCGGATGAATCCGGAGCTGGTGATCGGATAAGGAAAGGACAGGAGACAATGGGCGGATTGCGATTTGACAGCATGGCGGACATGCCCGCCGGGATGCGGGATCTGTACGCGAAGAAGATCCTTGGCGGGATGCCGCAGGAGATGCCGACACCGGAGAAGAAAGCGGCCAAGTATCAGAACCAGAAGGCGGAGCGCGGCAGAATTCACTTTGACAGCCAGAAGGAAGCGCGGCGCTATGACGAGCTGCTGCTGATGCTGCGCGCCGGGGAGATTCGCGACCTGCGGCTGCAGCCGCAATTCACAATTCAGGAATCTTATGTGACGGAGACCGGGGAGCGGGTACGCGCGATCCGGTACACGGCGGACTTTTCATACATCCGGGAAGTGTCCGGCGAGAAGATCGTGGAGGACGTGAAGAGCGGGCCGACACGGACGAAGGAGTATCTGCGGAACAGGAAGTTTATGCGGTCGATGTATGGAATCGACGTGCGGGAGGTTTGAAGATGAATCTAGCGGAGCAAGTGCAAAGATGTATGCTGAAAGATGGTGGAGCCGGGTGTGGCCTGCAATGTGAGCACTGCGGCTGGAACCAAGCAGAGTATGCGCGGCGGAAAGCTCTGCCGCTGACGAGGTGCGAGGATGGGCTGCGGCGGAAGATTTTGCCGCCGAGACCGCGCACTGATGAACTGGGCAACTGAGCCGGATCTACATTTTTTTGTGGGATTATGCGCAGGCCGCGCCGCCATTCGCGGGCTGCGAAGGATCAACCGGCTTTTTGCTGCGCGTCCGGAGCATGGACAAGTCAGACGGCCCAATGCTCCGGGCAGCGTATGAACCCGTGTGAGACGTGCGGGAAAGGAACGTCATCCAATGCGCCGAAGATCCACGGCGCACGGCATCTGGCCTCCTAGGAGAAGCTGCGCGACGCAGATAGACGCGGCTCGCCCGGGATTTTTGGGAACACTGGGCGCAGACGGGGAAGGGCCGTCTCTGCTGCCACGGCGCGAAGGGAACCGCGCCGTGGCATGACCATATACCAAACGCCCGGGAGGGCGAAAAAATAAAGGAGACGAGGCTATGGGAAGAATCATGACGGTATTTGACATCGATTTTGGAAAATACGAAGAGAAATGTCACGCGCAGCACATGGAAGTCGAGTTCAACAGTGACGTCTATCCGCCGCGGATTGTCCTGACACAGGAACAGACGTTGTTCGATGTTGGGACGCAACAGGAGCAGACGCGGGAGACGGAGATCGTGGTCGTGGGCGGCGTGGAGCCGCAGATCACGGTGAAGGGCGCATGGGAAACTACGCGGAAGCGGCTGAACAAGATGGTGACAGGGGCGCTGAAGCTGCTGGAACTCTATCTGCACGCCTATATGCAAGATCACATGGAGTATGAAGCGGCCAGAGAAGGAGGCCGGGAAGCATGAAGTGCAGGCAGTGCGGGAAAGAAATTCAACGCAAGGGCGCGATCTTCAATTCCTTTTGCAGCGAACAGTGTTCGGAAGAATGGTACAAGGATGACAACATTGCCGTCACGGTGATCTGCGTGAAGGTCCCGAGGATCTACAAGGAACTGCGGCCGCGGCTCGGCGAGATGATCCACGCAGTGAAGCGGAAGAGCTATAACAGCACGGGCTACATCTTTGAGCGGGCCGGGAAAAAGGTGCTGCTGCGGGCGGATGAGGTTGTTGAGGTAAACGGATGAGTAAAGCAGTTTTAATCAGCATTCGCCCGGAGTGGGTGAGGAAGATCCTGAACGGGAGTAAAACGGTCGAAATCCGCAAGACCGTGCCGAAGTGCGGTGTGCCGTTTAAGTGCTATATCTACTGTACCGCAGGCGGAAAGGGGGCGCTCATGGTGAAAGCCAACGCAGGGGCTCCGGCTATTACGGCGGAATCGGCCTGCGAGCGCGAACAGGCGGAGGCGTTTGGATATGAGGCCGCCAGCGGGAAAGTCGTTGCGGAATTTACTTGCAATAAGATCGGCACGGTCTCCCCGCTTTGCATGATCCCCAAATGGGCGACGGTGGATGCCTGCCTCACCCGCGAGGACATATACAAGTATCTGGGCACGGAGCACGGATACGGCATGCAGATCGATGATCTTAAAATTTACGACACCCCGCGCAAACTGCGGGAATTTTACGCTGTGCCAAATGAGGCAGAGGTAGCGTTCAAGGTAAAACCCAAGCCAATCACCCGCCCGCCGCAGGGCTGGCGGTATGTGGAGGAATTGCCGTGAAGCCGCCGTGCGAACGGGACTGCCCGAGACGGACAGCGGAATGTCACACAAAGTGTGCGCCGTATCTGGCCTATGAGGAAGCGAAACAGGCGGAATATCGGGCAAATTGGGCTGAAAGAGACCGGAACGATTACACTGCGGACGCGAAGAAGCGGTGTAAGAGCGTGGAGAGATTACGGAAAGCGGGGCTGCTGTAATGGACTTGGAAAAGAGCGCGTTTGAGGCGCTGCGGTTTGCGTCAGCGCAGAGCTTGAAGCTCTACAAGCAGCCGCTTGTGATTACCTACTCGGGCGGAAAAGACAGCGATGTGCTGCTCCGGCTGGCGATCAACAGCGGTATTCCGTTCGAGGCTTTGCATTCCTTGACCACGGCAGATGCGCCGGAAACGGTCTATCATGTGCGAAAGACCTTTCGGTTATTGGAAGAAAAGGGCGTAAAGTGCGTTATCGACGCGCATGTCCAGCCGGACGGGAAGCGGATCACCATGTGGAATCTGATCCCCCAGAAGCTCATGCCGCCGACACGCCTTGTCCGCTACTGCTGCGCGATCCTCAAAGAGGGCGGCGGAAAAGGGCGATTTATTGCAACAGGCGTAAGGTGGGCCGAATCAGTAAAGCGTAAAAACAGTCGTGGTTTAATCGAGGTATCCCACAGCGATAAAAACAAGCGCCTGATCCTGATGGACGATAACGATGAGGCCCGGATGCAGTTTGAAACGTGCCAGCTCAAGGGACGGCGGATGGTGAACCACATCATCGGATGGTCGGCGGCTGATGTGTGGGACTACGTCACGGCGGAGCATATCCCTATGAATCCGCTTTATCGCTGCGGCTTTTGCCGCGTGGGGTGTATCGGCTGCCCGATGGCTGGAAAGCACCGGAAGATGGAATTTGAGAGATACCCAAAGATCAAGCTGGCGTATATCCGGACATTTGATCGGATGCTGGAGGCACGCCGCGGGAAGATGGTTGGCGGGATGCGATGTGGCGATAATGGATTGGACGTGTTCAACTGGTGGATGGAAAACGGCGTATTGCCGGGACAGGAAGTATTAGAAGAATTTCGGGAGGATTTGATATGAATTTGAAACCGGAAGAACTGGTCAAGGCGCTGCGGTATTGCAGCAACGATTATCCGTGCAAAACGTGCCCGGTAGAGTTGCAAAAGGATGAATCGACCTGCATCGGTGTGCTATTCAAGCATTGCATTGACCAGATCGAGCGCGACCAGAAGGAGATTACCGAGCTGCGGGAGAAAATTGAGTGGCTGGCACGGAGGGCGTATAGGCCGCATCCTGCGATAACATCGACGCTATGAGGAGGACACACCATGAGATCGGCTCAGGGGCGTGAGCTATTTGACAAGCTGGTGAGAGCGGCCATCGACAAAAAGGATGTACGGAAAATGGTGCAAGGAATGGCAGTCCTTGCGAGAATCAGGGGGATAAACGACAGGAGCGCGGAGATTCCGCCGCTGAGCCCGTACCAGTATCCGGATCTTGGAATCGCGGAAAGAATCGAAAAGAAGAAAGCGGGCGGTGATTATAGCCCGTATTTCACTTGTGATGACTGCCCGGAATGGCACAAGATCGTATGCACAGGAAATTGCTTCGGAAATGTGCATGAGTGGATCGAGCAGTATAGACACGGAAGTCGTAAGGAGGATGGATAATGGAGCGCATGACGAGCTGGGAACACGGAAGTGTGAAGATAAACGGACATTGGCTGTCGGACATAGCACTGACTGAACTCTACCAGATGGCGGATCGCCTTGCACGCTATGAGGATGCGGATAGCCCGATGATGCGCATTCGACCGGGCGATACGGTCTGGCTGTCTCCAATGCTTTACGAGCGCAGCAAAAAGCCGCGACCGTTTACGGTTGACGCCATACGGATTGATCGGGAGGGCGTGATGCTTATCACAGGGCGACGGAGATTTTCGGCGGAAGCCATTGGAAAGAGCGTGTTTCTTTCCAAAGAGGAAGCGGAAAATGCTTTGCAGGGGATGGAGGAATGACGATGAAACGTCTGACCTTTGAGGGAAACTTCTGCGAGATTGCGCGGTGCGGGTATCCAACGTGCCCATACAAGGATGGTTGCAGCCAAAAGCAGGTCTGGGAGAGGCTGAAACAGTATGAGGACACGGGCTTATCGCCCATCGCGTGCGAAGAGAGCGCGAAAATCGAAAAAGGACTTTCGAAGGGCGGCTATTCGACCTCGCGCATGGTGGAGCTGATGTGCGCCGACAAAGAGGGGCGAGTGATTGTCCTGCCGTGCAAGGTGGGGCATCGGGTGTTTGCCCTGCTGGACACGGATAAGCATATAAGCGAGTGCGAGGTCAAGCAGATCGGCCTCGGTAATGAGATCGGATTTGTTGGACTTGAGCCAATAGGCGCAAGAGGGCGGGAGTATGGCGTATCGCTAAATGGATTTGGCAAAACCGTATTCCTGACGCGAGAAGAAGCTGAAAAGGCGCTGGCGGAAATGGAGGAATGATGATGAAACGACTGACAACGGATACCCCAAAGGACAATTTTGAAATGGCGCTCAACCTGTTTTACGTCAAGGACAAAGAAGTTTGGGTGCGCGGATACGGGAAGGACGGCGCAGACATCAGCCTGTTCGACCTGTCGCGGGATCTGACCAGATGGAACTGCCCGTATGTGGACTTGGATATCTCGGATGATTCCTTCTCGATGATGATGGCCGAATGGCTCTGGGAAGATGTTGAATCGTTCGAGCACGTTTTGGCTCTGCTCTATCAGGCAGCGTGGGTGTGTGCAGAACTGCGCGAACACTTGAAACAGTTTGAGGACAAGGAGGCCACCGATGGAACGACTGACTGAATGGAATGACGAACAAACCCGTCATGCCTATTATCCGCGCTGCTTCGAAGAACCGTGCTACGGCGGAGGGTGCAAAATCAATGATTGCCCGTTTGAAACAGCGGTGTGTGATCGACTTGCGGCCTATGAGGACACGGGGCTGACGCCGGAGGAAATCAAGGCTCCGTTTACGGAGGACGCGATGATAAATCTGGCAGCGCAGGCGCTGGGAGTGGAACCTAGCCGCCTGCGGGAGCTGGCCGTGGCCGACAAGGACGGGCGGTGCGTCGTGCTGCCGTGTAAGGTGGGCGATATTTTGTGGATAACCGGAAGTATTCGGAGACTGTATTCCGCAAAAGTACGGACGTTTTTCATCGGGCATCCTTCAGGCGTGCGCGGGGGAGACAACGATGGTGGAACACAAATGATCCGCACAACAGAATGCGATGTGCCTATGCGTGACTTTGGCAAAACCGTCTTTTTGACGCGCGAAGAAGCTGAAAAGGCGCTGGCGGAAATGGAGGGAAAGAAGGATGGCTAAATCGATATTCCTTCTTGTCGTATGCCATTTGATTGGGGACTATTGCTTGCAGAACGATTTCCTCGCAAGAACAAAAGGCCAGAATTGGTATCACCTGTTTGCACACTGCGCCCTCTACGTTGTTCCTTTCTATGTAGTTTTCGGCTGGTGCTGGCAATTAGGGGCGGTATTCGTTTCCCACATGATCGTCGATGCGCTGAAAGCGAGATATTATAAGATTTCGTACCACCTCGATCAGATCATTCATTATGCCGTATTGTCTGTATTTTTGATTTGGAGGTAAGATGGATGGCTAAGTACATAACAAAAGCGCAATTTGGGAAACTCATGCATACCCAGTTATTCGACAACGATGAGTACTTGAGACTTTTAGCAGAGCTTGCAGGGATAGAATCACGGCCAACCACAGAGTACAACCACTACGACGAAAATGGTGATTTCATTGGCAGCAGCGTGGACACCGACCTTTCTGAATTGCTGGAAGCGGCTGGCGTGGAGGTGCTGGATGGATAAGTTAAAGCCGTGCCCGTTCTGCGGCGGCACAAAACTCAAGATAGAACGAAAGTCGCGGCTTGCCGGGTGGAATGGGCTTGATATGCGCGTAGAAATGCACACCTATTCTGTCCGATGCAACACCTGCCACGCGCGTGGAGGCGCTATTGGTGGTCGTGTTATGAATGACCCGTGGACACGCTGCTCTCAGCTTCCAGACTGGGCTACGACGGACAAAACTCTAGAAGCAAAAGCCGCTGAGGCATGGAACAGGAGGGTAAATGATGTTTGAAAATCGTGTGTGTTTCAGCGTCAGAGGCGAGTTTGGGGCAGAAATGAAATTCGATTCCGAGGCAGAGATTCCACGCGAAGAACTGGAACGTAGCATTGATAAGAATGTATTGCTCGAAATGATGTGTCTTGATCAGCTCGGCTATACAGGCGAGGACGTTACGTTTATTTCGCCAGAGGAATACGACAAACAGTATGGAGATGATGACGATGGCTGACGAATATATCAGGCGCAGCGATGCGCTAAATGGCGCCGAACTGTTTCAATGCGGCTGGGCAGAGATCGAAGCCGTACAGACGGATTATATTGAGCGATTGCCCGCCGCTGACGTTGCGCCGGTGCGGCATGGACACTGGATCGGAGAGGGCGACGGCTATGCCGATGGCGAGCTGGTTTTCGATGTGTGGTACTGCTCCGAGTGCGACTACTGCATCGACGACGGGACGGATGATCCGGAGCGCCTGCCGAAATATTGCCCCGGATGCGGCGCTCTGATGGATGGAGGGAATGGCAATGGCTGACGAATATATCCTGAGAAGCATTGCGATTGCGAAGCTGACAGCACTGGAAGTTACTGACCCATTCGCCACGATTGCCGATGCAAAGCGGGTGCTTGCGGATATGGCTGCTGCAGACGTTGCGAAGGTTGTGCATGGGAAGTGGGGTGACAATGGGATCGCGGGTTCGATGCTGGTGAAATGCTCTTTATGTGGCTTTGACTGCGGAGCAAACAGCTTTTCTTACTGCCCGAACTGCGGGGCGCGGATGGATGGAGGGAAAGACAATGGCTGACGAATATATCGGGCGCGAGGATGCGCTGCGCGCCGTGCAAAGGCAAAGAGGCGCGAACAGAAGCCCTGCGCAAAATGAAATGCTCAACAGAATTAAGACTGATATAATTCGTGCGCCAGCCGCCGACGTTGCGCCGGTGGTGCGTGGGAAGCCTATAACAAAAATTCGTGAGGTGACAATTACCGAATACCACGAAGCGCGCGGGGTATTTGCATCGGACGGTTCTAACGTTTATATCAAAAATATGGTATATGCGAAAGTTCCATATGACCATTGTCCGGTGTGCGGCGCTGTTCTCTGCTCCCGCTGGCACAATTACTGCGGCAAATGCGGGGCGAAGATAGATGGGGGGAACGAAGGTGAATGAAAGCGCCGCTGACTGGGGCCTTGTTTTCGATACGCTGCTGCTGATAGCGTTTCTTCAGTCGGATGCGGAAACGCCGGAAGCTGCGGCGGAGAAATTCGCGAAGAAACTCCTTTATATTCCGGAGAATGTAGACCTTTTCGCGGAAACGCCGGAAGAACGGCGCGCACGGAGTGACAAGTGGTATGCTCAAGAATGGGAGAAGTTGGAGATCGATAGGAATGACGGCTGAACGGAGCGCCGGACGACCGGCGCTGCTTTGAACCGGCAGAAAAAAGAGAAAGGGTGAGCGGGATGCGCAGAGTGAAGCAGAGGATCTTCTGCGGCGCGGTTTGCGAGCAGATCATATACAACATCGGAGGCAGCGCGGACATCAGGACGGCGAAGCCGAGAAAGCCGCGCTTTGAAAATGAGGAAGATCGGGCGGCGCACCGAGAAGCAATCAGCAGGAAGAAAAATGAGCGGCTGATCAATGCGAACTTCTCGCCCGCCTCGCTTTATTCGACGATGACCTTTGATCTGGACAGCGAAGTACATACCGTTGCGGAGTGCAAGCGGGAACGGGATAATTTTTACCGCCGCATACTATATAAATATCCGGCGGCGAAGATCTATCTGGTGTACGGCAAGGGCAAGCACACAGGGCGCTTCCACCTGCACATGATCTCGGACGGCGTGCCGGAGGAGGAAATCGGGAAGCTCTGGGGCAGGGGAAGCGTGATCGACGTGAGGCCGCTGCGCAAGCACAACTATTATAAAAATGAGAGCGGGCAGCTCGTCGACCACGGGCAGGACTACACGGCTCTGGCGAATTATCTCTTCGACCACTGGCGAGAGGAGTTCGGCGGGCACCGCTGGAAGGCAAGCCGGACGTGCCGGATGCCGGAGGCGGAGATGCCGACGGAGGCCGTGCGCGAGTACAGCCCGAAGCGGCCGCCGGTGGCGCCACGCGGATATGTGCTGGCGGAGTGCCGGGCGACGAAGTACGGATATCAATATTATAAATATGTATGTGTGCCGGAAAAGGAGCAGGAACGCAAGCGGACGGGACGCCGCTTAGATTGAGCCTTGTAAATGTGTAAAGTTTTACGACGAAGGAGGCGGAGCATGAGCGACTACTGGCACAGGGCGTACATCTGCCCATTTTGGGTGGCAGCTGGCAAAAAGACGATCAAGTGCGAAGACGGCTGCATGCTCTGCTTCCGGGAGAGCTGCGACACGGCTGAGTACATCAGCCGGTATTGTGCAAGCTATGATTACCGGAAGTGCAGCGTCGCGGCGGCAAAGCTGCGATATTTTGACCGGCAGGCATAAAGATATTGGCACAGAGGAAGCGCGCGGGAGTGGCCCGGGCGCTCTTTTGGCGTGGGGTGAAAAGCTGAAAAGCATGGTTTATGCTTAAAAGCGAAGGGAGGCGACGCCGGATGGGACGGAAACCGACATTCACATCGGCAGAGGAAATGCAGGAGAAGATCGACGCCTATTTTGCAAGCTGCGAGCCGGAGCTGCTGCGAGATGGAGATGGAACGCCGATGCTGAACAAGAACGGCGAGCCGGTATACGTCGGTGGAAGGCCGATGACCATTCAGGGACTTGCGCTGGCGCTCGGGTTTACCTCGCGGCAGAGCTTGCTCAACTACAAGGCAAAGCGCGAATTTGTGGACACGGTGACGCGCGCGCGCCTGCGCGTGGAACAATACGCAGCCGAACGGCTCTTTGACCGGGATGCACAGCGCGGCGCACAGTTCACATTGGCCTATGGCTTCGGATATGCGAAGGAAACTGACGAGAAGAAGGACGAAGGCGGCGTGCGGCTGGTATTGGAGCGGGAAGCCGAGGAAGGCAGCGAATGAAAACGCTGAACATCGGGAAGGCACAGGCGAAACAGTGGAAGTTCCTGACAGACAAGCACCGGCACATCGCATACGGCGGAGCACGCGGCGGCGGGAAGAGCTGGGGTGTGCGGGCAAAGGCCAAGATGCTGGCCTATCGCTATAAGGGGATCAAGATTCTCATTGTGCGCCGAACCTACAAGGAACTGCTGAATAACCACATCGAGATCCTTCGGGCAGAGCTGGAAGGATTTGCAAAGTATAACCAGTCGGAAAAGGTATTCCGCTTTCCGAATGGTAGCAGCATTGCATTTGGCTATTGCAAAAGCGACGCGGATCTTGGCCAGTATCAGGGTGCAGAATACGACGTGGTGTTCCTCGACGAAGCGGCGCAGCTCCGCGAGGAATGGATCAAGAAGATCAATGCCTGCGTACGCGGCGCGAACAGTTTCCCAAAGCGGACATATTACACGCTGAACCCAGGTGGGCCGAGCCATGGATATTTCAAGCGGCTGTTTGTCGATCGCATTTTCAATCCGGACGAGTATCCGGAGGATTATTCCTTCATCCAGGCGAAGGTCACGGACAACAAGGCGCTGCTGCGGGAGCAGCCGGACTACATCCGAAGTTTGGAGAATCTGCCACCGAAGCTGCGGGCAGCGTGGCTCGACGGGCGATGGGATGTCTACGAGGGACAGTTCTTCGAGGATTTTGTCAACAACCCGGAAGGCTACCAGACAAGGCAGGGAACGCACGTCATCGATCCGTTCGAGATTCCGAGCGGGTGGACGATCTGCCGGAGCTACGACTTCGGCTATGGGAAACCATTCTCCTGCGCATGGTGGGCAGTAGACTACGATGGCGTGATCTACCGCATTTTGGAGCTGTACGGCTGCACGCAGACACCGAACGAGGGCGTGAAGTGGACACCGGACAAACAGTTTGCGGAGATCGCGAAGATTGAGCGGCAGCACCCATGGCTCAAGGGAAAGGACATCACAGGCATTGCAGACCCGGCAATCTGGGACGCGAGCCGCGGCGAGAGCATCGAGCAGACAGCGGCACGGTACGGCGTGTATTTCACCAAGGGAGACAACGAGCGCATCGCGGGCTGGATGCAATGCCACTACCGGCTGCAATTCGACGAGAACGGATACCCGCGGATGTATGTTTTCCGCAACTGCGAGGCGTTTATCCGCACGATCCCGATTCTGGTATACGACGAGCACAAGGTTGAAGATCTCGACACGAGCATGGAGGATCATGTGGCGGACGAATGGCGGTACTTCTGCATGAGCAGGCCGATTCGCCCGATGCAGACGGCTCCGGCGCAGCCGATTTGGGCTGATCCGCTGAACCAGATGAAAAAACAATGAAAAATATGCACAGAAAAGCGAATGAATATGCGAGAAGGCACAAAAATTCCCGGAGGAAAGACCGGAGAATGGGTGCATAACGGTGAATACATGAATGAAAGGGGTGGGGCCGATGCTGATGCCAGCATTGACAGATACCGAGAAAAGCTCGGTGACAACCGAAGCCTTCGGAGGGTACAACCACAATCTCGAAATCGGAGATGGGGAGTTCTTCGACATGAAGAACCTGACGGCGGACAACTATCCGCTGCTCAGCCAGCGGCAGAAGCGGAGCTTCGACCGGCAGCTGAACAGCCCGCAGGCGCTTATCTCGCGGGATGCGCTTTGCTGGATCGACAACCAACAACTCTATATCTCCGGCTATTCGATGGCCGAGTATATGACGGCGGTGCAGATCACGAGCGGGAAGAAGCAGATCGTGTCGATGGGCGCGTATCTATGCATCTTCCCGGACGGCATTTACTTCAACACGGAAAAGTATTCGGACAACGGATACATGGGGCACGCAAACAGCGTGGCGCTTGGCGCGAGCCGGAAGCTTGGCATTTCGCTCTGCACGGTGGACGGCACGGCAATCACGGTGAGCTATACGCAGAGCAATCAGCCGGAGAACGCGACAAACGGCCAATACTGGATTGACACAAGCGGAAGCGTACACACACTGAAACAGTATGCGGCAACAACCTCGCAATGGGTGTCGGTGCCGACGGTCTATCTCAAGCTCGCGGCGGACGGCATCGGACAGGGATTTTCCAAGTACGATGGAATCCAGCTGAGCGGGCTGACCGGAAGTGAGCAGGTGAAAGCGCTCAACGGCTCGCACATTCTCTACGACGTGGCGGAAAGCTACATCGTGATCGTGGGCCTTGTCGACCAGACAACGGAGCTGACGAGCGGGACGGTAAAGACCGAGCGGAAGGTGCCGGAGATGGACTATGTGACCGAGAGCGGAAACCGGCTCTGGGGCTGCAAGTATGGCGTGGTGGACGTCGAGACCGTGAACGAGCTTTATTGCTGCAAGCTCGGGGACTTCAAGAACTGGGAGTGCTACGAGGGCGTGGCGACGGACAGCTGGCGCGCGAGCTGCGGCACCGATGGGAGATGGACGGGCGCGGCGACGCTGGCCGACAGCCCGATCTTCTTCAAGGAGGACTGCTTCCACCGGGTATACCCATCTGCACAGGGCGCACATCAGGTCGTCGTGCAGAAATGTGAGGGCGTGCAGCGCGGATCGGAAAAGAGCCTCGTTGTGGTAGATGACCGGCTCTATTACAAGTCGCGCATGGGCGTCTGCGTCTACACGGGCGGGATGCCGGAGAACATCGGCAGCGCGTTCGGAAACACACTCTACTATGAGGCCGTGGCCGGAGGGGTGCGCGGGAAGTATTACATCTCGATGCGGGATGAAGAAAACGTCTGGGCGCTCTTCTGCTACGACACACGGCGCGGGATCTGGCACAAGGAGGACAGCCTGCACGCGGCAGAGTTTGCCCGCGTGGACGATGAGCTTTACTGCCTGGACAGCGAGAAGCACGTAGACTGTCTGTATGGGTCGGCGGGACAGCTGGAAGGGGCCGTCGAGTGGATGGCGGAAACCGGAATGATGACCTATGGACTTGCCGGGAAGAAGTACATCACGCGGCTGGATCTGCGGATGCAGCTGCCGAAGGGATCGAGCATGGATTTCTGGATTCAGTACGATTCGGACGGACAGTGGCGGCACAGCGGACATCTGGAAGGACGCGGGATGCGGACATTCCTGCTGCCGATTCGACCTTGCCGGTGTGACCATCTGCAATTCCGAATGACGGGCAAGGGCGAGATCAAGCTATACGGCCTGACGCGCGTGCTGGAAGCGGGAAGCGACGCATGAGAAAGGAGGTGCGACGATGGGCAGCATGAAATTGGCGTACCCATCCATTGCCGGAAAGACGAGCGGGGAGCAGCTGGAATCCATGCGGCGCTACCTCTGCACGCTGACGGATCAGCTCAACCTCGCGGACTGGTCGGCGAGCGCGGTGCTGCAGGAAGTGTCGCGGGCCATTGATGCGGACAGCCTGCCGGACGCGGAGCGGAAGACGCAGCTCGGGAATTTTGGGCAGCTCAAGGCGCTGATCATCAAGACGGCGGACTACGCCGCGGCGAACAGCGAGAGCTTCAAGACACAGCTCTCGGGCAATTATGTCGCGGTATCGGACTTCGGGAAGTACTGGCAGGAAGCCACGATGACCATTGACGGAAACGAATTTGGCATCCGGCAGCTCTACGACTACGCAGCGGGCATCAACAATGATTTCACGGTGAAGTCACAGCAATATGTTAAGACCGGGCTGCTCTACTACAACGGCGCGGTGCCGGTCTACGGCGTGGGCGTCGGAAACATCGAAACCACGGTGACAAAAGACGGCGAGACCGTGGTAGACCAGACGAAAAATGAGCTGGTGACCGTGACGCCGGGGCGCGTGTCCTTCTGGCAGGGCGGCGACGAGATCGCATATTTGTCGGCCAAGAAGCTGCACTTCCCGTCCGGAACGCTGGAAGCGACAAATGCGGTACTATCCGGGACGCTGACGGCGGCGAGCGGATCGACGATCGGGCCGTGGACGGTATCGGACAGTAGCATCTACCGTACCCACAACACATGGGGCGCGACCGGTGGACTGTATTTCGGAACGAGCGGGCTGAGCCTCGGCAGCAATTTCAAGGTCGACGAGAGCGGAAATCTGACGGCGAGCGGCGCAAGCATTTCGGGAACCATTACGGCAAGCAGTTTGTATGTCGGTGGGAACGAGATCGCGACACAGCTGAACTATCTGACACAAACGGTGTATTCGCAGCTGAGCGCGCTGATGGGCTATGTTACAGCGCAGGGGCAGTACAGCGGGAATCTGGCGGGGAACACGGTCACGGTTGGGTCGCAAGGGATTTTGTATGGAAGTTATAACTCACAGGGAAACCCGGGAATGGAAGTGTACGGTTCGAACGGACTGAGACTGACGTCTGCTGGAAACGTATATCTTGGCGCACAGGGCGGCGGAGCGAATGGATCGATCACCATTGGCGGCGGGAAGGTCAGCATCTACGCTGAATCCGGGCTATACGTTAACGGAACGAAGGTTACATAAGGAGGAGCAACATGGGAATTGGAATGGCGATCGGAGCGCTGCGGGAGAAGCTGATCAAGGACATCAATGAATCCGGCCTGCCGCCTGTGGTGGTGGAACTGGTGCTGCAGCCGCTCATGGCAGAGCTGCACGGGATGGCGATTGGGCAGATCCAAGCGGAGCAGATCCAGAAAAAAGAGGAAAAGGAGAAAGCCGATGCAGGAACAGAACATGCAGACGATGGAGAATGAACAGATGGCGCCGGTGCTGACGCAGCCAATCGGTGAAGCGCAGGTGCGGCAGGCGTTTGCCACGCTGCAAAAATACAAGGCGGGCAAGGCAAACCTCGAAGCGCGCGTGACGGCGAGCGAAAACTGGTGGCGGCTCAAGAGCTGGCGGCAGATTCAAAAAGGGAATCCGATGGACGATAAGTGGGCGAGCGCATGGCTCTTTAACGTCATCATGGGAAAGCACGCGGACGCGATCGCGGCATACCCCGCGCCCGCCGTCCGGCCGAGAGAACCGGACGACCGGGGAGAAGCCAAGCGGCTCTCGTCCATCCTGCCGGTGATCCTGGAACAGAACGATTTCGAGGAAGTCTACTCGGACAGCCAGTGGACGAAGCTGAAGCAGGGGACGCTGGTCTGGCACGTGAGCTGGGACAGCTCCAAGCTGAACGGGATTGGCGACATCGCCGTGAACGCGGTAGACATTCTGAGCTTTTTCTGGGAGCCGGGGATCACAGACATTCAGAAATCGAAAAACGTCTTTGTGACGGAGCTGGTCGACAACGACATCCTGACGGCCAAGTACCCGGAGCTGGAAGGGAAGCTGAAATCGACCGGCAACATCATGCAGCAGTACAACACAGATGACACCGTGCCGACGGACAACAAAAGCATGGTGGTGGACTGGTACTACAAGAAGTGGCGGGGCGGCAAGAGTGTGCTGCATTTCTGCAAATTCGTCGGAGACAACGTACTGCTGGCGACCGAGAACGACGGCGAGCAGAAATATAGCACGCAGCAGATGCCGGACGGCTCCGTGGTGCAGACGCCGGTCGGAAGCCCCATGGCGGAGACGGGCCTTTACGACGACGGGGATTATCCGTTTGTGGTGGATGCGCTGTTCCCGGTGGAGGGCAGCATCGCAGGCTACGGATACATCGACATCGGCAAGAGCGCGCAGGAGCAGATCGACCGGATGAATCAGGCGATCATCAAGAACGCAATTATGGCGGCGTCGCCCCGGTGGTTTCGGCGCAGCGACGGCGCGGTAAACGAGGAAGAATTTGCGGACTGGACGAAGCCTTTTGTGCACGTGGACGGCAATCTCAGTCAGGATTCGCTGATGCAGATCCAGGTGAATCCACTGAGCGGGAATTACATCACGATTTTGCAGAACAAGATCGAAGAACTGAAATGGACGACCGGAAACACGGACGTCAACAACGGCGCGACAAGCTCCGGAGTGACGGCGGCCTCCGCGATTGCGGCGCTGCAAGAAGCATCGGGCCGGTCGAGCAAGGACAGCACGAAGTCGGCATACCGGGCATATGCACGGCTCATCCGCATGGTGATTGAGCGAATTCGGCAATTCTACGATCTGCCGCGTCAGTTCCGCATTGTGGGGCAGCGCGGCGCGGAAGAATTCGTGCAGTATTCCAACCAAGGGCTGCAGATGCAGCCGCTCTATGGCAAGGACGGGCAGCCGGACGGGATGCGGAAGCCGGTATTTGATATCGAAGTTTCGGCACAGAAGGCGAGCGAATATACGGCGATGGCGCAGAACGAGCTGGCGCTGCAATTTTTCCAGCTTGGGTTCTTCCATCCGCAGATGGTGGATCAGGCGCTCGCGACGCTGGACATGATGGACTTCGACGGGAAGGACAGCATCGTGCAGAAGATTCAGGAGAACGCCGACCTTGCGGAGCGTCTGGCGCAGTGGCAGCAGATGGCGCTTGCCGTGGCAGATCGATATGATCCTTCGCTCGGGCAGGCGCTGGCCGAACAGGTATTGATGGAGGGCGGACAAGCCGTGCAGGCTCCGCAGGATGAAAAGCTGGCAGAGATCAAAACCGGCGAGCAGCAGGAGCCGACAAAGGTACAAAACGCGCGGGAGCAGGCGCAGAAGGCCACGCAGCCGGAATAAAAAACCGATCTGCAAACACTTCAATGGTTTGCAGATCGTTTCTTTCGGCGTGGGGTGAAATCACAAAAAACGCATGGTAGACTGAAATTAGAAAGTCAGAAAGGACTTGCTTTATGGATGAACTTATGGCAGGAGCGCCCCAGGCGGGCGCGGCTGACGTCGCCGGTCAGCAGATGAGCGGGCAGGCAGCCCCGGCGCAGGCGCAAGCGCCGCAGCAGCAGGCCAACGTCCCGGACGCTCAGGGACAGCAGGAGGAGACCTTTGAGAGCTTGATCGCGGGAAAGTACAAGCAGCAGTACGACAGCGCAGTCGGTGCGGCGGTGCAGAAGGCCGTGAAACAGCGGCTCAAAGGGCAAGGGGCGATGAAGGCGCAGATCGAAGCGATGGCCCCGGTGGTCGACCGGCTGGGCGTGCTCTATGGCATTGATACCTCAGACCCTAGAAAGATCGACTATGCGGCGCTGGCGCAGAAGTTTGGTGCGGATAACCGTCTCTACGAAGCTGAAGCAATGGAACGCGGCTCGACGGCGGACGCGGTACGCAGCGAGTATGCTTCTCGCGCGGAAACCGCAGGGATGCGCCGCCAGCTGCAGGAGTACCAGCTTCAAGAGCAGTTCAACGGCATTCGGTCGGCATTTGACCGGGATGTTGCCGGGCAGTACGGGACGAGCTTTGAAGCCGAGATGGCGAACGAAGACTTCGCCCGGCTGATCGCGGCGAACGTCCCACCGAAGACAGCCTACGAAGTGGTACACATGGCAGAGATCCAGGCGGCGCAAGCGCAGGTGGTGGCAGCACAGGCGAGAAACAACGTCATGCAGACCATTCAGGCGCAGGGCGCAAGACCGCCAGAGATCGGCGGGAACGCCAACGGCGGGCAATTCACAAACACAGACCCGCGCAGCTGGTCGAAGCAGCAGCGCGAGGACATCATCAGAAGGGTTCAGAGGGGGGAAAAAATCGTCCTCTGAGCAGAAGGAGGAAAAGAACTATGCTTAACATTGGATTCCAGTTTTTCGCGGATGCGGGCACGCTGGTCAACGCGACCGGCAACTACGTGAACGCATACAACGGCACGACTACGGCGTTTGACACGACCAACAAGCTGACGCCGACAATGAAAACGTTCTACGACACGCAGCTTTTGGAAAATGCGCGCCCGGAACTGATCTTTGCACAGCTTGCCAAGAAGCAGGCGCTTCCGCGCAACCACGGCAAGAGCGTGGAATGGCGCAAGTGGAACACGCTGCCGGAGGCGGAGACGCTGACCGAAGGCGTCATCCCGACCGGCCAGAAGCTCGGCATGTCCAGCATGACGCAGGACATCGTGCAGAAGGGCCTGTACGTCACGATCTCCGACCAGCTGGAACTGCACGCGATTGACAACGCGATTCTCGGCGCGACCGAAGAACTCGGCGCGTCCGGCGGCATGAGCATTGACAAGATGGTGCGAAACGAGGTCGTGGGCGGCACGGTGAAGCAGCTCTGCGACAAAGTGAACGCCACGACCGGCGAACATACCGAGGTGACAGAAAGAAGCGGCATGGACACAACTTGCGTGCTGACGCCGACCGAGGTCAACAAGGCCGTGACCACGCTGAAAAAGGCGCACGCGCCGACGATCAACGGCAAGTACGTCGGTATCATCCATCCGTCTGTCGAGTTCGATCTGCGGCAGAGCAAGGAATGGGTCGAGGCGCACAAGTATGCGGCGGTCACGGAGCTGTTCAACGGCGAGATCGGCGAGCTGCACGGCGTGCGCTTTATCGAATCGACGAACCAGAAGATCTGGAACGACAGCACCTGCCCGGTCAAGACGGCTGCTGCGAGCGGCAACCCGGCGGTCTATTACAGCGTGTATGCGACGATCATCATGGGCAAGGACGCCTTTGCCATGATCGACCCGGACGGTGGCACGATGGAAATGATCGTAAAGACCAAGGGCGAAGCGGGCGGCCCGCTGGAACAGTTCAGCACCGTCGGCTATAAGTACGAAGGCGCAGCAAAGCGGCTCTACGAGGAGCGCATGGTGCGCATTGAGAGCACGAGCGCATACTCCGCGACCGACCCGGCAAACTAAGGAAGGAGAATCCACATGGCAAAGACAGAAGAAACCGCAGTTGTGACCGCGACAACCGAACAGGCATATGACCCATGGAAGGATATGCGGGAGATTATGCTGCCGAGAGCGGGCAACAACGAACAGCAGTTCCAGTATGTCGGCGTGAACGGCAGAACGTTTCAGGTGCCGAGGGGCAAGCGGACGGAGGTTCCGCGCCCGGTCTACGAGTGCCTGATGGAAGCACAGCAGCAGGCGCAGGAAGCCTTTGAAGCCAACCGCGCAAGCGAGCCGAAATAACAACATAGTGCCCTTTGCGGCATGACGAGAGGGAGCGTGTGCCGCTCCCTCTTTTTCGTAGGAGGTGGAGTATGAGAATTCGAGAAGCGATTGAGATGATCGACCGGCTGATGCCGAATCAGTACGGCGAGGACGACAAGGTGCACTGGCTCGGGGAGCTGGACGGCATTGCAGACCGCGAGGTCTTCCGGGCGCATGAGCGGGAGGAGGATATGGGCGAGTTTACCGGCTATCCGCCGGGCGTGGATCTCGACACGATTTTGATGATCCCGTTTCCCTACGAGGACATCTACCGCTGGTATCTGGAAATGAAGATCTGCGACGCGAACGGCGAGCTGACGAAGTACAACAACGCCGCTGCAAAGTACAACAGCTACTGGCAGGGATTTTGGAACGCATACAATCAGGATCACATGCCGCAGCAGGCGGCGACGTATTTCAAACTGTAAAGGGGTGAAGACATGGCAATTTATCGCGTAGAAAACGGAAAGGCGCCGGCCGGCCTTTCGGCTGGCGACGAGGTCGTGACCGGCGGCGGAACATACCGAATCACAGGCGTCAACGCGGACGGCAGCTACCAGAGCCAGGTGAGCAACAAGAAACAGACGACCTACAACTACAAGGGGCAATATACGCAGCGGCAAAGTCCGCTGCTCTCGCAGGGCGTGAGCGGGTATACGCAAAATCGGCTCAATGGGCTGGAAGGCGGTTACACGCCGGGTTCTGCCGTGCAGCAAGCGCAGGCGTATCTCAATCAGGTGCAGTCCCGCAGACCGGGAGAATATCAAAGCCAGTGGGACGGCGAGCTGACGGAGCTTTACAACCGGATCGCGAACCGGAAGCCGTTCAGCTATGACATCGGGACAGACCCGGTATATCAGCAGTACCGTGAGCAGTACCAGCGGCAGGGGCGGCTTGCCATGCAGGACACGATGGGCCAGGCGGCGGTGCTGACCGGCGGCTATGGCAGCACCTACGGCGAGCAGGTGGGGCAGCAGGCGTACAATGCCTATCTGCAAAACCTGAACGACATTGTGCCGAATCTTTACAATTCGGCATACAACCGCTACCGCGACGAGGGCACAGACCTCTACAACCAGTATGGATTGCTCAGCGACCGCGAGAATCAGGCGTACAGCCGGTACCGCGATACGGTGAACGACTATTACTCCGACCTCTCCGACGCGCGCAGCGCCTACGACAGCGCCTATTCGCGGGACTACAACCAGTGGAGCGACCAGCTCAGCTATTGGTCGCAGAAGGCGGCGAACGAGAACAGCGCATACTTGCAGCAGCTCGCGGCGCAGAGCAGGGCGAGAGGCGGATCGGGCGGCGGCTCCGGTGGGAGCGCATCCGGACTGACGGATCGGACACTCATCAATGGGTACGGTGATTTCGAGAGCAACAAGGCGATGCTGGATGCCAGCTATCGCGGTGTGAAGAAGACCATTGAGATGCAGATCGCACAGGGAAATCTCAGTGCGGCGTATCAGACGGCGGTCAACGCGCAAAGCCAGATGAGCTATCAGCAGTGGTCGGACATTTCGCGCCGGATCTTCGAGCTGACCGGCAAGAAGATCGATGACGCCGTGAACTATTACAACAGCGGAACGGGAACGGCGGGGACTGCGGCTACAAGGAAAAAATAAGGAGCGACGATATGGCGATCATTTCGGAAAAGAGTTTTGTGAACGGTGCGCTGAAGAACCAGAACAAGAAGACAAAAAGACCGCAGACGTCCATCGTGAACGAAGCTGATTTTTTGTCACGCGGAGGCGAGGAAATGGATCGGAGCCGGACAGCCTTTGAAAACTACAAGGCTGCCCGCGCGGCGATGCAGCAACAGGCGCAGCGGCAGGTGACGCAGGGCTATGAGCGCCGGGCGGACGCGATGGGGACTGTGGCGAGGGGGTATGGGCAGTCGAACATGCCGACGGTGGCGAAGCAGACGGCATACCAGAATTACACCTATGCGCTCAAGCAGAAGGAGCTTCGGCAGAAACAGATGAGCGGGAAACCGCTGACCCCGGCAGAGCAGAAGATTCTGAACACGACAGTCTATCGAGACCCGGCACAGGCCGCGAACGCCGAAAACAACAAGTATCAGAATCAGGCCGTAAAGAACGTGGAGAGCGAAGAACAAATCACCAAGCACCAGTTCGATCATACGCCGGAAATGGTCAAACAGTACGGCTCCTACGAAAACTACAAACGCGGCCTTTACGACAATGAATATGTCGGCGTCCTGAAAGAGCGGGAGGACGAGCTGGGCGGCCAGATCAAGGAGCTGGAACAGCAGATCCGGACGCGGCAGGCGGAAGCGGAGACAGCGACCGAGGAAGGCGTGCGCCGGGAGAATGAGCGGAAAGAGCTGATCAAGCAGGGCAAACTGGAAGGGATCAGCGACATGGAGTCCAGGCTTGCGCAGCTTCAGCAGGAGCAGATGCAGCTGCAAAGCGAACGCGCGATGAAGCGCAGCCACATGGCGATCGATCCGCTGGATGACGAGACGAAGGCGCTGCTGCGGGAATATAATGCGGGCGGTATGTACACGAGGGACTATTCCAGACAGAACGGCGGGAGCGGGCTCTCGAAGATGGAGGCCCATGCCGATCTGCGGGCGAAGGGATACAGCGAAGACGAGATCAAAAGCCTCGCGGAATACGAACAGCGGCTGCGGGACTATGAGAACGCGATGACACAGGCGGAGCAGTCCTATCAATTCGGGCAGGAGCATCCGTACATTTCAACGGCGGCATCTGCGCTGATGGCTCCGGCAAAGGCGCTGGGCAATATCGAATCGCTGCGCGGCGTGCTGCCGAAGGGGTTAGGCGGGTATCAGAACGCGGATATGCCGACGAATATTTACAGTCCACTGTATAATGCGAGCCGCGTGTCGGGAAGCATCCGCAGCGGCGTCATGGAGGGCATGGGAAACGTCGGACAGTTTCTCTACCAGGCTGGAACCAGCGCCCTGGACAGCGCGGTCAACATGGCGGCCTCGATTGGCTTGGTCGGTGCGGCGGGGTTAGGAACCGGAGCGGCGGCGCAGGGCGCCGTGGCGAATACGATGAACTTCGTGATGGGGTCACAGGTCGCAGCAGATTCGGTCTATGAGGGAATCCAGAACGGCAAAAGCAACGTCGACGCGCTGATCGACGGTATTGTCGAGGGCGCGATCGAGGGAATTACCGAGAAATATTCCGTGGGCGATATCATCGAGACGATGCTGTCCGGCAAGGCGGCGTGGCGAAAGGTCATCCGGGCGTTCGCTTCGGAGGGCGCAGAGGAAATTGCAAGCAACTGGCTCAACCGCATCTATGACGTGACCGCGAAGCGCGGGCGCGGCGAAGTGGAAGCGGCGTACCGCGCCTATCTTGCGAAGGGAATGAGCGAGCGGGATGCGATGGCTGCGATGGTGAAGGATTTCGCAGAGGAAGATGGCCTTTCGTTCCTCGCGGGCGGCCTTTCCGGCTGGGCGATGTCCGGTACATACGCGGCGTTGGGAAAGGGCGCGTCGGAGGCGAACATCCAGTGGACGGCGGCGCAGGCCATCCAGCGCGGCGAGGTACAGGATGTGATCGACCTCGGGCTGGCACAGGGCAAAGGAGCGGCCTTCGACCGCGCGGCAGCCTTGCAGGGCGATCTGATGCGAGGCGGAGAGCCGACGCAGAAGGACGTGGCCGGTGTGCTGCGCGAGTACGTAAAAGAACAGCGTGACGCCGCAGAGGAAGCGCAGAGCGGAGATCAGACGCAGGAGAACCAGACATACCAGAACTTCAAAAACGCCGCGCAGAGCGTGGAGCAGCCGCAGACAGAGCAAGAACAGGAACAGCGGCAGCAGGAACAGCAGGGCGTCGACATGTACGACGAGGACGGCAGTTTGCTGGATGTGGGCGAAGGATGGGCCGAGATCGACCCGGAGCAGTATGCCGGGCAGCAGACCGCGCAGGCCGAGGCGGAGATGGACAAAGCAGCGGCTGCGGCGGACAATGCCTATCTGGAACGTCAGGTACAGAAGAACGGCTATGACGATCTGACAGCGGCGTATTTTGTAAACGGCAACACGACAGATCTCTCCTTGGAAGAGTATGCCGCAAAATTCCAGAAGGCATACGAGCGGGGGCAGATGGGCGTATCGAAGGAATGGACGGTCGGAGCGGCGGTCGGGATGAACCGGGATGTGGCGACGGCGGCATGGGAGGCCGGACGCAAGGCGGCGCAGCAGAGCGGCGCGGCAACCGAAAAATATAGCATCAATGACACCAGGAATCTCAGCCAGAAAGAGCAGTTCAAGGAATACCGGGCGGGGAGATTCAAGGCAAAGGATGAATTTGCATTCGGAGCAGCGCCGGAAAGCGTGCAGAAGATCGGACTGACCGGCGAGATCGTCATGTCACAGACGGACTATAAGAAAGCAAAAACTGCGAAACACAACGTTCCGCAGCGCGTTTTTAATAATCTAAAATCGATTATGGATTCGGCTGTACTGTCCTTTGAAAAGGGAGATGAGGTCGGCGTGCTGACGTCGGAGATCGATGCAGACGGAAAACCGCTCTTGCTTGCCTTCCGGAAAAATGTTAATCTGGATGGAGAGACAGTGACCAGAATGAAAAGCGCCTATGGACTGGATACTCCGTCTGCGTGGGTGCAGAACCAGATCAAGGATGGAAAAACGCTTCGGATTCTGGACAACAAAAAAGCCGACAATTTCCTGAACAGCGTTGGCTACAAGGCCGAGCGAACAGGAAACTATCAGCTTGGTGACACTGTATCAGAAATTCAGAAAAATGTCAAGGGAGGAAATGAACATGGAAAGAACATATCTGCTGAAAGACAGGAACGGAATGATGGTGCGCGTACCGGAGAGCAAGCTCAGCGAGTGGAGCAAGCAGCAGGAGGGCGAAGCGAAAGCGCCCGCCGAGGACGAGAAAGAGCGGATCAGGCAAGAAATCTATCAAAAACTTGGCCTGAAGTAACGAACGCGGAGCTGATCGGCGAGGGCGGCAGCGAGAACACGGTGCGCGTGATGCCGCGGGCGGATATTTTGAAAAACGCGGACGCGAAGAAGGCGGCAGAGTTCTTCCGCACGGCGGGAATCAAGCGCTACCAATTCGTCGTCGGGCAGTTGGAAACCACGGTCGACGGGCGGACGTTCCGCGCGGACGGCGTGACGCTGGCCGATGGAACGGTGCTGGTGCGGCTGGACAGCGAGGAATATACCGCGACGCAGCTTGCCAAGCACGAAGGGTATCACATCATTGCACAGCGAAACAATGAGATGGCACAGCGCATCCGCAAGCGGCTGGTGGCCGAGGGAAAGATCAGCGCGGCGCAGATCGACAGCTACATCGACGCCTACAACGCGATCTACGGAGACAACACGGACGCCTACGTTGAGGAAATCGTAGCGGACGCCTACGCCGGAATCAACCGCACGGACTACGGCACGAACAACATCCGAGCCGAGGTGACGATGGAGGCCGGGCAGTGGATGAAGAAGTCCGGCAGCGCGAGGGCACCGCCGGAAGGACGGTTCTCGGCTAGTGCGGAGCAGACGGAAAACGAGCAGACAGAAACGGAAGCCTTTAAGAAATGGTTTGGCGATTGGCAGAATCACCCGGAGAGCGCAAGCAAGGTAGTTAATGCGGACGGAACGCCGAAGGTAGTCTATCATGGGACAAATGCAGTGTTCAACACTTTCCGACAGAAGAACGGTGTGTATTTCTTCTCGGAAAGCCGTGACTATGCGGAGAGCATGGCGGAAGAACGCGGCGGAACGCGCGTGGTGGAGACATATCTGAACATCCGTAACCCGCTTTACGTCAGGATGCAGGAGGGGGATTTTACAGACCCGACGAAGGAAGCACGTTATATCCGGCAGGCGAAGGCGAAGGGACACGACGGCGTGGTATTTGTGCTGGATAGTGGAAACGAACTGGTTGACGACACCTTCTATGCAGCGTTCATGCCGGAGCAGATCAAGAGCGCGACGGACAACGTCGGGACGTTTGACAGGAATAACTCGGACATCCGATTCTCGGCCAGTGCGGAGCAGATCAGCGAGCAGGACAGAGAGAATCTGAACAAAGTGCTGGAAATGATGGACGCGGAAGGTGACGGCATTTTCCGGGACGCGGTGCTACTGCGAAATCCGAAAATGCTGCAAAAGCTTGTGGCGGAACGCGGAAAAACGGAAAGCGCTGCATTCACGCGGTGGTTTGGGAACAGCAAAGCGGTCAACCGGAACGGCGAGCCGATGCTGGTGTTCCATGGAGCGGGCGCAAGGTTTACCACGTTCGATGCGGGCGGAAAGCCGATTTGGCTGACAGCGAACATCCAGTATGCAGAAAAGTATTCCACGGCGAATAGAGCTGCTGAGAAACTGCTGCCAAGCTCGTCAATTTATGCGGGGAACGTTGACAGGGTGATCCCAGCGTATATCCGTGTCGAAAATCCGGCGAACGTTGGGGACACGGACGGCGGGTTTGATGGAAACTATATGGATCTAGCGAAACGGATCGGCGTGCGCCCGAGTGAACTGCGGCAGGCATGGGAAGGAGCCGGAAGACCGGAAATGTTGTGGCAAGCGGTCAACTCGAAGCAGATGTCAGAGCTGCTGAAACGGCATGGGTATGATGGAATCCAAGCGATTGAGAACGGTGTAGCAACATGGGCAGTGCTGGAACCGACGCAAATCAAATCTGCCGTGGCAAACAACGGCGTATTCAGTCTGAAAAGCGCAGACATCCGATATGCTTCGGCGCCGCAGCGGTTCCGGGATGCACTGCCGGAGCGGGCGGCGGAATATGTGGCGCGGACGGAAAACACACTGGTGCGGCGGCTGGCAGACAATCTGAGCGTGCCGGAGACGGCCAAGCGCGAGACGCTGCGGCCAATCGCCGACGAGATCATCTACGACGTACTGCGCGGCGGCGAGATGGACAGCGCGAAGCTGAACCGACTCTTTGACCAGGCATGGGACGCCGGGCGGGAAGCCGACACGGAATACTATGAGCAGTACAAGGATGTGCGCGAGAAAATCCGCACGCAGAAGCTTTTCATCTCGGCGAAAGACCGGGCGGACATTGCGGACTTTAACCTGTTCCGCAAGCAGACCATGGGAACGCTGCGCCTTTCCAGCGATGGATTGCCGGTCGACACGTTCTATCAGGAGATGCGGGACATGGCGCCGGAGCTGTTCCCGGCGAGCATCACCGCACCGAGCGACCAGCTCTTGCAGCTCTATGAGGTGGCGCAGAGCATCCAGAAGCGCGAAAAGACGCTGAACGAAGCGTTTGGCGCACAGGCGGAGAGCTTCAAGACGTGGGCGCGGAATGACTTTGATGAATCCGTACAGCGGCTTGCAGAAGGAATCCGCATTGCGAAACGCTATCAGGAAGCGCAGGAGCGCAAGAAGGAGAAGCTGGGCGTGCCGCAGACGGCAGAGGAAGCCATGGAGCTTGCCAAGGAGGTCAAGGCCGAGAAGAAAAAATTCCAGAAGGTGCAGAGCCGGTATTTGCTGACGGACGCAGACCAGAAGGTCGTGAATATGCTGCTGCGCGGAGACACGACGCCGGAAGCGGTACAGAACCGGGAGAACGCGGAAGCGATCCTGAAAACCTACGAAGCGAAAGCGGACTATGATATGCTGGCGCTGCGATTGAAAGCCTGGAACAACACGCGCAAGCAGGGACTGCGCGATCAGGCGGAGAACGCGCTGAACGCGGCGGAGGCCGAGAAGTGGGTAGACAAGGGGAGCGGACTTGCGTATATGCGCGAGACCATGGAGCGGAACATCCGGGACATTGCAAAAAAAGGCAAGGTTGCGGATGAGAAGGCCGAGGCGTTCAACAACGAGTATTTCTACACGGTGCACAAGAACGAGAGCGACCGAAAGAGCTACGTCGTCGGCTTGCAGGACAGGATCAAAGCGCTGAATCTCAGCCGGAAAGTGGAAAAGGGGAATCTAGTTTCGGAGAGCTATGCGGTGCAGTGGCTCGGGGAAGCGGAATTCAACCGGAAGTATCTGGCGGAGCATCCGCGCGTGAAGCAGCGCGGCGGATTTGGCTACGAGGAATGGAACGCGGCAATTCAAAAATTCCACGAGGAAAACCCGAAGCTGGACTACGCGAAGATCGAACACGCCGTGAAGGAATTCAGAAGCATCTACGATCAGATCTATCAGGACATGAACCGCGTGCGGATGGAAAACGGCTATGAGCCGGTCGATTATATGCAGGGATATTTCCCGCATTTTCAGGAAAACGACAAGGACGGCAGTTTGCTGACGAAGTTCGGGCGGCAGCTCGGCATTACGAACGAGGTGACGCCGCTGCCCGCGACGATCAACGGCCTGACGCAGACCTTCCGCCCCGGAATCCGGTATATGGCGAACATCCAGCAGCGGCTCGGCTATGCGACGGCCTATGACGCGCTGCAAGGCTTCGACCGGTACATTGAGGTTGCATCGGACGTCATCTACCACACGGGCGATATTCAGCGGCTCCGGGCGCTGGCCACACAGATCCGCTACCGCGCGAGCGACGAGGGTGTGCGCAAGCAGATCGACCGCATCCTGCAAGACCCGACGCTGACGCCGGATGAAGCAAACGAGCGGGTGGCGCAGGCAATGAAGGACGCGCCGTTTGCCCTTTCAAACTTCGTGGCGGAACTGGACGAATACACGAATCTGCTCGCCGGGAAGAAGTCGCGGCTCGACCGCGGCATGGAGAAGATGCTGGGGCGGAAATTCTACAACGTCTGCAAAGCCTTTGAATCCCGCGTGGGCGCAAACATGGTGGCGGCGAACATCGGCTCGGCGCTGACGAACTTCATTCCGCTGACGCAGGCATGGAGTCAGGTGTCATCGGCGGATATGCTGCACGGGATGTGGCAAACGCTGCAAAACTACAAGACGGCGGACGGATTGGACGCAGCTTCAACCTTCATCCACAACCGAAGCGGCTATGGGCGGCTCGCGATGTCGACCATGGACAAGGTTTCGGAAAAGGCGGCATTTTTGATGGAAGCCGTCGACGGATTTACGACCGGAAGCGTCGTCCGGGCACGGTATCTGCAAAACCTCCGGCTTGGCATGAGCGAGGTGAACGCGATGCAGGAGGCAGACCAGTTCGCGGCAAACATCATGGCAGACCGCAGCAAAGGCGCGACGCCGACGATCTACTCGGCGCGAAATCCGATCATCAAGCTCTTTACGCAGTTCCAGTTGGAGGTCAACAACGAACTGAGCTGGATCTTCAAGGACATGATCCCGCAGGAGCGGAAGAAGGGCGTGGCGCAGCTGGCAAAGGCACTCTTTAAGTTTTTGATCGGCGCGTGGCTCTACAATGAGGTCTATGAAGCCATTGCCGGAAGACGCGCGGCGCTCGATCCGCTGGACATCCTCAATGACAGCGTGGGTGACTTCACAGGGTATCAGCTGCCGAACACGGTGCAGTCGGCGCTCTCGGGCCGGTGGGAGTTCACGAAGGAGAAGCCGGGGACGTATCAGGCGATCAAAAATCTCGGCGGAAACCTCGTCAGCGAACTGCCGGGGACGCAGGTGCTCACGGCGCTCGGACTGGATGAGAAGTGGGGATTGGAGATCGACGGCGGACGCATTGCGGTTTCGTCGGCCATTCCGAACATCGGGAACATCGAAAAGGCATTGCTTGCCAGCAACGAGGACATTGCCCCGAAGAAGAAAGTGCAGACGGTGGTGAACGAGCTGGCAAACCCGGCGGCCTATCTTGCGCTGCCATTCGGCGGCGGGCAGATCAAGAAGATGGCACAGGGCGCGCAGGCCGTCGTGCAGGGCGGCAGCTACAAGGCGGACAACGAGGGACGCGACATCCTGCAATATCCAATCTACAATGACAAGCCGGGCGAGATGGCAAAGAATCTGGCGCAGGCGCTGCTCTTTGGCAAGACGGCGACGGAGGAAGCGCAGGGATGGATCGAGAGCGGATTCAAGAATCTGAGCGCGAAGGAGACGGCGGCCTATCAGGAGATGACCGCAGCCGGAGCGGATCAGCGGGACAGCTATACCTTCGTCGGAGCGATGAAGAAGCTGGATAGCAAGGAAGCGAAGCTCACGATGCTGTTCGCCTACGATCTGCCGGAGGAAGGGAAGACGGCGTATTATTATAATGCGCTGGCCGACGATACGGAGCGCGGGAAGATGGATGCACTGGAAGAACAGGGCGTTTCCCATTCGGACTATGTCGCGTTCCGAAAGGCGTACTTCGGCGCATACGGGACGCAGAGCGTGTCGCAGGAGCGGGTGAACACGGCGCTCGATCAGTTGGACATTCCGAAGGCAGAGAAAGCGGCCATTTGGCGAAGCTGCAACAAGGACTGGAAGGAAGAAAACAATCCGTACAAGTAACAAAAGACCGGAGCGGGATGACCGCTCCGGTTTTTTACTGGGCTTTTTTTAGTTCAGCGATCTGCTCGCTGTGCAGCTTGATAATGGATTTCAGGAAATCGACCTCTTCCTCCAGCTCTTCCACGCGGCTTTTCGGGGCGAGCTTTTCAAGCAGAGTCTGTTGGCCTTCGGCGAGAAGATTGAATTTCGGCATAATTGAAGATTCGATAAGAACGCGCGTGGCGGCGGCGGTCTCCTGAAGAATCTCTTTTTTCTGGGCCTCCATTGCATCCAGCATGCGGGCAGTCTGTGTGTCGAGCAAATCCTTAATGAGTGCCAAATCGTTCTTGTCCAGCATAAAATATTCTCCTCCTGTTTGAGATAAGAACAGTATAGCGCGCGGAGGGCGGAGCCGTCAAGTGCTGCGTGGGGTGAATCTGCCGGGTGGAGCTGTTACACTGAGGGAAAGGAGTTGATGAAAATGGGAATTCCAATTCCGGGGGCATACGCAAGCCCGCGAATCTCGAACGGCGTGCTGTGCTGGTATGCCGGAGATACATTCAGCGTCGTCATTCAGGCGGATCTTGTCGATCAGGACGGAGCGGCGGTGGACATTGGGGCGACGGACACGGTGAAAATCACGTTCCGAGATGACACGCGGGCGGAGGTTTGGAGCAAGACGTTTTCGAACGTCGCGAACAATCAGGTGACGCTTGTGGTCGACGCGGAGATCAGCGCGAAGTTCCCGAAGGGCAGATACACCTACGACGTGGAATTTTCGCACGGAGACCGGACGACGCTGGCGCGGGACAACAAACTCCGGGTGGAATGAGGTGAGACAGTGAAGGTTGAAATTCCGAACAGTATTTTGGTCACATTGAGCGGGCAGACGTCGCGCGGCGTGAAGGGCATTGAAGTCCGCGAGGCGGACGGCCATCTGATCTTTACGCTGACAGACGGAAAAGAGCTGGATATGGGTTCCGTCATGGGGCCGCAGGGGCCGAAGGGAGACACTGGCGCGAAAGGCGAGAAGGGCGACCGAGGGGAGAAAGGTGACACTGGCGCAACGGGCGCAAAGGGCGAAACCGGCGCGACGGGCGCGACCGGCCCGCAGGGCATCACGCCCACCATCGGGGAGAATGAGAACTGGTATCTCGGAAATGTTGACACCGGGAAGCCATCCCGAGGCCGCCAAGGCGAGAAAGGCGAGAAAGGCGAGACCGGTGCCAAGGGCGAAACTGGCGCAACGGGAGCAACAGGCCCACAGGGCGAGACGGGGCCGAGAGGGCCGCAGGGCTTGCAGGGCGTCCAGGGCGAACCCGGAAAGGGATTGACCATCTCGGGCTACTACGCAACGGCGCAGGCGCTGGCCGCTGCGGTGACGAATCCAACGGCTGGCGACGCTTATGGTGTTGGCACGGCGGAGCCGTATGACATTTACATCTACGACGGCGTGACATCTGCGTGGGTCAACAACGGCCCCTTGCAGGGCGCGAAGGGTGAGAAGGGCGACAAGGGCGACAAGGGCGACACAGGCGCACAGGGAGAACCGGGCAAAGACGGCAGCCCCGGTGCGGCTGGCGCACCCGGCGCGACGGGCACGACGTTCACGCCGTCCGTATCAGCGGACGGGACGCTCAGCTGGACGAACGACGGCGGGAAGACCAATCCTGCCTCGGTGAACATCAAAGGCCCACAGGGCGAGACGGGGCCGAGAGGGCCGCAGGGGTTGCAGGGCGCGACCGGCGAGACCGGCCCGGAGGGGCCGCAGGGGCCAAAGGGCGCACAGGGGCCGCAGGGC